TTGGCAGCGGTTTGTTCTGCGGCTTGAAGCTGGCGATCAGACAATCGATCGGCGCCAAGTCCTCGAATAGCGAAGGCGTTGAAGGTTGATTTGGCCTCAGCTGTCTGCTTTTCCATGTTCACAGAGTCTCCCGATGCCGAGAGGGCTTGCTTCAATGCTGCCATCGAGGGATCGAACGGAGAGGGCGCGTTGTCTTTCGATTCCTCGGTATTGATGTCTTCGATCGCTTTTCGCCATTCCTGTTTGGCTAGCTCGAGTTCCTGCGCTGCTGTGTCGATGGCCGATTGACCTTGCTGCTGTCGCGTCGCCGCGTCTGATTGCTTGGCCTGCTCTAGGGCATCGGCGCGACCTTGTCGCTCGGATTCGATTTGAGCTCGCTGGTTCTTGCGATCTTGATCTCGCTTGCCGATTGCATCGAGCATCTCTTGGTCGGCGTTGTCGTTTAGGGAGGTCGTTTCCTGATCGATGCGCTGCACTTCGGCGTTCACATCGATGTCGGAATCGAACATTCCTTTCAGTCGCGTCCAAGCCTTCTTGATAAAGCCAACAGTCGAGTACCATGTTTTAGTGAGGGTGCCAGTGAACAGAGACCAAGCATCTGCAAGGAATCCAATGGTTTCGACCCACGCAACTTCGATACCGGCCCACCCATCGCTTATCCCTTGGGCGATGCCATAAGTCATGGCATCGGTGACAGCGAGCATGGAATCTTTGAATGCTACCCAATACTCGGTGAGCGCTCGGATCCCTCGCATCCATTCCAGTTTGAGCGTCAACCAAAGGATCTTGGCTGCGGTGCTGAGATCTCCTGCTGTAAGTGCTTTGCCAATGGCACCGAGCGCGGTGGAGACATCCGATCGGAGCGTGTCGAATTTTGTACCAAGCCACTGGATAGCTTGCCCGCCCAATCCCGACGCGTAGAGCAGATAGGTTCCCAGTCCGACGACGGCCATCGAAACGAGGCCAATAGGGGAAATAAGTGCGGTAAAGAGGGTTCCCATCGCTGACAGGATCCCCGATACGAAACCGAGGGTCGACAAGAAACCGCCAATAGCTGTGCTGAGCACTGCGAACGTTGCCCCCAGAGCGATCAGGCTCCCGCCAATCACGGTGATGAGGCCAGCTATCTTGAAAGCACTTACCACCAAAGCTTTGTTCGTTTTGATCCAGTTGATCACCCCAACAACCATTTTGGTCATGGGTACAAGCGCCCGATTGATCGACTCGGCCAAGGCGGATCCGATCGCCATCGAGACTGCTTTCACAGATCGCATCAATCGGTTTAGAGCATCGTTCAAAGTGGCTGCTAGATCCGCGTCATCGCGTCCTAATTCCAATCCAAGCGATCGAGCTTCGGCTTGCAAAGCCTCGATACCAGCTTTCCCTTCCTCCAGAAACGGGATCAGTCCAGCACCGCCACGACCAAACACTCGCATCGCCAAGGCTGCTTTGATCGCTGGGTCTTCTACTTGCTTGATAGCCTCGGCGATGGTTTTGAATTGCTCATCAGGAGTCATCTTAAGAAGCTCTTGCGCGGATAATCCCAATGCCGCGAAACCCTCCACAGTCGATTGGCTACCTCGGGCTGCGTCGACAAGAGATCTCTGCATTTTGATAATGCCCGCCTCGAGCGACTCGAGATCGGAGCCGGATTGTTCGGCAGCGAACCCCAACGTCGAGAGCGCTTCGGTGCTCATGCCGGTTCGGATTGCCATCTTCTGGATCACATCCCCCGAATCGGAGAAGATCTTGGTAGACGCAAGCAAGGGAGCGAGCATACCCGTTCCGATTCCCATGACCTGAAAGCCCAATGTGCGGGTTGCCGATCCAAATGCTTGAAGACGCTTCTGGGCGTCGGCCAATCCCTTGAGTAGTTTGGAGTTTCGGGTTGCGATCTCGACATAGGCAGCGCCGGCTTTGACTTGAGACATCGATTAAACCTCCACCACTTGACTGAGGCTTGCCGTCGGAGCATTGGGGACGTGTATTCGAAGGGTGACCATCCCTTCGGTAGGTCTCCGTACTTGCAGGTCGTAGTCTTGATCCCGCAATAAAAGGAGCGACACCAATCCGTCTAGGTCCGTCGCGCCGCTTGTCAGCGTGTTGATGTTGAGCGTCTCTTCGACGATGGCATAGCCTTTGGGAAGTCTCGCATGCACAGGAATCTGCGCGAGGGAAGTCCCGAATTGATCTGCCACATGGATCGTGACGACACAAGTCTCCGGTGTAGGGAGGAGTGCTGGTGGAACCTGTGTTAACTCGATTTCCTGCGCAATGTCTTCATTGGTCACAGAGAGGTTGATCTCGGGAATGTCTTCGTAGCCCGTAGGTGGGATGAAGCGAACGGTGTAGAGATTGGGGGTGAGCCATACTCGTGCAATACCGGTTGTGTCGCTGAACAGCGTTCGTCCTGCGATACGCACAGCGACTCCTGAGACTGGAGCCTCGTTCGCCACAAACTGAAACTCAATCTTACGAATATCGGGTCCCGATGTGACAGAAGCATCGTTGCCAATCTCAAAGCTGAATCGTGGATACAATCGACCGAAGAACTCCACCTCACCTTCGAGTAATACATCACAGCGGTACTCGCCTTCGGGTAGGGCCTCGTCGATGTCGGCCTCAAATCGTCCCGATGCCGTGGGGGACTCGATGAATGGATCCCCACCAACGTTGACCAGTAGTCCGGCCAGAGTCCAGATTTGGAGAGTAAGATTTTCGCCTGAGTAATCAGGTCGATGAAGAGTGATCTTGATCATCCTGCTGGCCCCGCTCTTCCTGTTTCAATCAAACGGTTGCCGTTGGAAATAAATGTGAGAGTGAAGGTCTTCCCAGCCACCGCCCCAGTATTCACAACCGCTGCAACGAAAAATTGGAAGGGATTGAAGCTAACGGTCCGAGAGTTTGTGCCCTGAGATTCAATAATCAGGAAGCAAATCGTCCCTGCAGCCGGTACCGTTGATGTCAAAGTCAAGGGTGCAGATACAGGAAGCTGCACAACGGTAAAGGAAGCGAACGGCATGGAGGTGCTATTCGCAGTAAGCAAGCTATAGCTGCCTGCGATGTGACCGGTGGTCTTTATTCCGGTGCTGTCGATTTTGAATCGTTCTGTGCCTTGGGTGAAGAATTGATGAAGTCCATTGACTCCCTGGGCGTCATAATAGGTTTGGCCCAGCGTCAAACCGTCACAAGATAGAACTAAACTGGTCGTGCCGCCTTTCATAAGGACGATGGCAGGGCGCGAGGCAGTGCTGGGTACGGTTTGATCGATGACCAATGTTGCGTTGTCTGAACTGTTGTTGTCCAATCTTGCAGCCGCAGCAGCGTTGGAACTCCGAACATGAAACCTCGCTAACGGCACTTCGGCGCCAACAGCGACGTTCCCGTTACCCGTGACTCGGAGTCTCTCGACGAAAGTTCCATCACCAACGGCGTCGTTCAAGAGGATTGTGTTTCCTGCCCACGTTTGGATTCGGAATCCCTTGTTGGAATCGTCAGAGTCGCGAAGCGTAATGAAGGGCTGGAATCCCGTAACACGCAGCCCGTCCTGACCGACCACATCGACCCGTGAAATCGGAATGGTCATGTTCACGCCAAGGTTGCCATCGGCCGTCATGATGAATTTGTCGGAATACGTTCCAGCGCCAGTAGTGTCCATGCTGTACGCTAGCGAGCTTCCGACCGCCTTCATCCGTACACCGGCCAAGAATGCGTTGCTATCCCGCAACGTCATGTACGGTTCAACACCGGTGATGCGCATACCATCCTGCCCCACGACATCCAATTTGGATGTGGGAACGCTGGTGTTGATGCCAACACAGATAGTTATTGGATTGAAGACGAATCCGCTCGTTCCCCCAAACTCTCCATCGTCGTTGAACTGAATATGCGTATTCGATCCGCCCGGTGTACCACCGCCAACACCGGGATCGCCTTGGTCGCCTTTGTCACCCTTGGGGCCAGGCGTCCCTTGGCGACCAATCGTGCCAACAATGAGGCTACCTAGCGAAGCCGTGATCACATCCGTCGAATTGACAGACGTTACACGCAAAGAAAGCACATCGTCTGGTGCAAGTTCGACGAGTGCCTCGGTTGATAGCTCGACAAGGTTCACAGCCGATGTTGTCGGTGATTCCTTCTCGGATGTGTTGATGGGGGTACTGTTTTTATAGAAGATCACCCGAAGGATTCTATTGGTGCCTTGCGTCAATACGATCGACGCATGTGCCTGCACAAGCAACGTATCGGTGGTCGTGTTCTTGATGGAAAGTCCCGACGTACCCGCCGAGAAGCCATTGGCTCCCGTTAAAAGCGTGGGGGTACCTGATAGCGCGACATAATCACCGAAGCTAGGTGGAGCGCCTGCACCGCTGGAGAGAATCACTTGGCCGAAGTAAGCGATGCCATCGCCATCAGCTCCGGCAGGTCCTGGGATTCCTTGTGGACCCTGCGGTCCTTGAATGCCCGGAATCCCCTGTGGACCAGGCTCTCCTTGAATGCCTTGGGGGCCCGTGTCGCCAGTATCTCCCTTGGGACCGATTGGTCCTGGATCTCCTTGAGGGCCCTGCGGCCCCGTCGCGCCTGCAGGGCCGGCAGGTCCTGTTTCCCCTTGGATACCTTGAATTCCCTGCGGTCCGGTAGCACCTGTGGGACCAGCGGGACCGGTCTCACCCTGGATGCCTTGCAAGCCTTGTGGCCCCTGAGGGCCAGTCGCGCCGGTCGGTCCCGTTGGACCTGGCTCGCCTTGGTTGCCTTGTATACCTTGCGGTCCCTGTTCACCCTGAGGTCCGGCAGGCCCCATTGGGCCGGTTGGTCCCGCTGGCCCTGAGTCTCCCGGTTCACCGGGAAGGCCCTGCGGCCCCTGGGGACCGACCGCCCCCTGTGGGCCCGCTTTGCCTTGCGGTCCAATCTCTCCTTGCACACCTGGTTCACCCTGGGGACCAGCCTCTCCCTGCGGCCCGCCTGGACCGATTGGACCGGGATCGCCCTGGGGGCCGATGGGACCAGTAGGACCTATGGGACCAACATCACCGGTATCCCCTTTATCGCCCTTGGGACCTGGTGCGCCGGGTTCCCCCTGCGGGCCTGTTTCTCCTTGAGGGCCCTGCGGGCCGATTGCACCCGCTGGGCCTTCCGGACCAGTCGCGCCCGTTGGGCCTGCTGGCCCCGCTGGTCCAGGCTCACCTTGGATGCCTTGAGGTCCCGTTGCGCCTGTCGGACCGGTTTCACCCTGGGGACCAGTTAAGCCTTGCGGACCAGGTTCTCCGGGATCTCCTTTATCTCCCTTCGGACCAGGTTCTCCCTGGATGCCCTGTGGACCAATATCCCCGGTGTCGCCTTTGTCCCCTTTGGGACCGCGAATGGGACCGACGTTGTCCCATGTGGCGCCATTGAAAACATACCCATCGCCATCAGCCACGACAACATATAGGTCACCCGTTGTCGGGCTCACGGTATCGTCCAGATCAGCAACCGTTGCGACGCTCCCTTTGAGTGTCACACTGGTGCCGGGATCTCCCTTTTCACCGGGATCACCCTTGGGACCTTGCTCGCCGGTCGCACCAGGAATGCCTTGCGGACCGATGGGACCGATCTCGCCGGGATCCCCCTTGTCCCCTTTGGGGCCTAGTTCACCTTGGTTACCTTGTGGGCCTGCAGGCCCAACTTCCCCCTGTATGCCTTGTTCACCTTGCGGTCCCTGTGGGCCAACATCCCCAGTATCACCTTTTGGGCCGACTGGTCCGGGCTCACCCTGCGGGCCTTGTTCGCCTTGCGGACCTGGCGGTCCTTCAATGGCTAAGTTCCATTCGCGATCTTCACTAAGATCGTAAGCGACACCATTGATCGTAAGTTCTCGCGACTTCGGAACGTAGTTCTCCAAGTCCGGAGGTAAAGGATTGATCTCCGCTGCGCTGAGTTGACCCGTTGGATCAATCCACAGGGGCATTGGCTCGTTCGGAAACTCAGGGAGTCCCCGCATCGCTTTGCCACCTCGAATTTTCTGCGCGTTGGTCGAGCTCATGACTGCAATGGAACGTTGAGTATCTTGGCCAATTGAGAAACAGAACAAGGAATCGGTTTCGCACGAGCCGAGAACATCGGATTGAACTCCTCGGCTCGAAATGGTCTCCGGCGCTTTTTGCGATCGCGATTGATTTCAGCTAAGAGAGCCATCAAGTGACTCGCTAAACTCCAATCGTGCTCTCGCTTCCCACGCACCATCCACACCAGCTCACGCAGCGTGAATGGCATCGGATCGATCCCCAAGACTCCTGCTAAGCGGAAGATGAGATGCTCGGTATCGCTTGCTGCAGTTCTTGCTCGAGCTGCTGCATGATCTGCGCCTCGATGTCCGAGCTCTCCAGCTTCGTCTCGATCATCTGGAACGCCTTTGTCTGCACCTGGTGAAACTTCGCCGCCGCTTTCTGCAGCAGGCGGCGTCGCGGCTCCGGGAAGAAGTCCACCAACGCTTCGATGAGTGCTTTGGTGGCCTCCGATATGGCTTCCCCTGCCAATCCGGTTCCGAAATCCTCATCGGAGACTCCCTCCCGGTCCGCTTGAGGCTTGCAAACAGAGTAGAGAACATCGCAAAGAAGTATCGGATCCGAACTGAGACCTTCGACCAATTCTCCTTCCACAACCTCCAAGAGATTGATCCCAGCGAGTCCTTTCACTCGTTTGATCGTGGCAACGTTGACATCCACGACCCAAGGGCGCCCTTGCGAATCAATGAACTTCTTCATGGATTAGCTACCTCCCCCTACCGGCGCTACCGTTCCAACGTTCACCCCGGTACCGGTCGACGACTGGGTCGGTTTGAGTGTCACGTCGGCAGCGATCACCTCTTCGAGGTTTTGATTGACGTTGAACTGCATCACTTCGCAAGTGAGCAAGAGAGTTCCTCCTGCGTCGCTGATCTCGACATCGCATGGATCCCCCGACATGAAGAGAGTTTGAATCGTCGCGAAGGTGGTGTCCCCGACTTTATTGAGGACAGTGAACTCGATGGAGGCATCCTTGAGCGTACCAACGGTGGCACGCCACCCGTTGTTATCGCGCGTGCTTGCGTCGGCCTCCGCCTTTTCAAGCGACACGGTCAGGTCTTTGCAGTTTTTGATCTCGTCACCGTCGATTTTGAGAACGGCATCGAGACCGAGTACGACTTCGGCCATTGAGAATCTTCTCCTTTAGTTCACGCTGTTAGCCCAGAACTTTGGCAGTCTGGAGCGATTGGCATCCAATGCGGGTTTCATGAACGGACGTTTGGGGTAGTTTCGAACTTCGTTCTGTCGTCGGGTGTTCTCTTCTTCAATCAACCGCGTCGCACGATTGGCTTGCGAGGGTGTTTGCAATTGAATGCGTGCAAACTTGGTATTGAAGCCTCGCTGTTTGATTCGAATCGGTCCGTACTCGCCGACTTGGAATCGATGGGCTTTGAGCAGCCTGCGCCCCTTGGCTTTGCCACCAAACTCATGCAAGTTCCAAATCTTTCCCGCGAACTCATTCACGGGTCCGATGCGAACATTGGTCTTGTCAGTGGAGACTTCGTAGCGGAACACCCGCTTCAGGTGCCCCGTTGGCGTATGCGGGGGCGTTCCTGGTTGTGATGGCTTTTTGCGTCGACGGATACTGCGGCGCGCCGTGAGTCGGATCGCGCCTCCAGCATGCCGGAGCGAACGAAACGTCGCTTGCTCTGTTTTGCGTTGCAGCTTCCGAGAATCGAATTGTGTGCGAACACTTAACCGGATCATCGCGAAAGCTCAAAGGTAAGCGTCAAGAGACTGGTGAACTGTCGCAATTGCTCCCAATGTTCGCTGGAATAGAGCACCGTGTGCTCCGCCTTAATGCAGCGAGCTGCGTGAAAGGACAGTAGCCTCTTGAGCCGGAACTCATCCGCGATCTTTTCGCCCAGATCCACCAAGACATCGATCTCTTGGTTGGATCCTTGCGAGAACTTCTTCTGAATGGCGACATCCACTCTGCAGTGATACCGATTTTGGGATCGGTCATGAGGAAGGATCTCCACATCGCGGGGGACGACGCTGACTCGCAGCTCCTTCATGTCTTCCAGATCGAAGTTCGGTACATAGAGTCGTTCCGCTACGAACTCCTGATCGAACTCTGCGGCGTTGAGCTGCTCGGTAACGCTGTCTGCAACTTGAAGGATCGTAGTCATGAAGGCTGCGAATAAACCTGTTTGGTGTGAATGCGTAGTTTCAAACGGAAGGGATCGCTGTATCGCCAGGGAGGCTCGCTCCCCATCGACATCACCTCGTAGGTGAATTCGCTCTCGTCATCGATCTCCACAATGGTGTCCCCCGCTTTGGGGAGCGATCCGATGATGGAGGTTGTTAGATCCCGCGTGTTGATCAGAAAGTCTCGAACCTGACTGCGGGTGACGATTCCCTCCCCGTCGTCTTGGTCGTACATCGACTTTCCAATGGTGGCTCGGATCAACACGCTCAACTCATGGCGCCGGTAGATAATCTCTCGCGACATGTGCTGATAGAGCTGACTGGACAGCCACTTTTGCCCTTCGGCTAAGAGATCTCTCATTTGGGTTCAGCCAGGAGCTGAGATGCTTTCTGCCGAAGCTCCGCTCGCCAAGCTTCTTCCGCCTTACGGCGAAACTCATCAGCGATCGCATCCGCTTCCTCGCGGACTTGGCGTACTCGCAAGCTCGACGAGTCCCATGGGTTTGGCAGCCCAGAAGAGCTTTGAGAGGTAGTGGATTTCTTGGGGTAGATGGCAACCGCCAACAATACCAAGACCACAACTAGTGCAATAATCGACGTCGTCACGTTTAGACTCCTCGTTTGATAAGAATGAAACCCAACAGCAAGACAGCAACGACGATCAAGGCAAGCGTGATCATTTCGCCAGCCGAAGCCCAAAGAATGGCGCTGCGGCCATCGTTCACTTCATCGAACAACCGATCGCGAATCCGGGCCCCTGGTCGCAATCGATCGCTGGTATCGATCGGACAGAATCCGTCGGGACAATCTTGGGAGAAGAGCGTCATCGTGGGAGAGATCATTTCATCCCACGAATACCCAGCCGATCGAATAGCTCCTGTCTTCTCCGCTTGAAGGGCTTGCTCGTAGAGTTGGTATCCATACTGCAGATCGGAATAGAGTTCTTCCGGAGTGGAAGGGATCATGGCTCGCCCCGCTGCATGAATGTGCCCCCCTTTGGCGTCTTGCAAAAGCACTACGGGGAACTGCTCTCGAGGCACGATGCTTGCGAAGCGTTCCCGGTAGAGCGGATTCGATTCGGTGTAGATTTGGAACTCGCAAAGCTCCCGTAGCTTGAGAAGATTCGGATTCGATTCGAACCACTGGATCAGCCGTCGGCTTTGCGAGTCATCTCCCACGAACAATGCCAATTGGTACGCTGTGCTATCCGGTGCTTTCACCGGAGTCACCACAAGAGGTGGCTGGATTGGATCCTTGAACGCAGATCCATCCGGCCCTTTGGGTGGAACGATCACAGGTTGCGGAGAGGGACTGTTGCCCGAAGCTGGCAATGGACATTTGCTCGGATCGGTGCAAAGGGGAGCCCTTTCAGTAGTTCTTGGAACCGAATAGACGCTCGGATAAACGCTAGGAGTTCGAACAGGAAAGAATCGCCCTGTTCGATTACCGAAGATCCCTTGCTTGATCTCCTGCTGCGCTTGGATGTTCACAGGCAGCGGCTCATCCAGTTTCTCGATTTGGCCAATGCTCGGCTTACTGGGACGGAACGGTGGCTCCTTTAGCAGTTCCGTATAAGTATCCTTCGCGGGGGAATCATGCAGCGCCGTAAATACCACCCCGACGAGAATCGCGTGGACGACAGCCACAACGAGCAGTCCAAGGCTCAGACGAATTCGAACAGTGTCGCTCATGGCTTAGTACACCTCGTAGCTACGATATGTGAGAGAAGATGCTGGATCGTGGATCACGGTTAGCGCGAATCCACCGTAACCGGCCCAGAGTCGAATGAACTGATCGCGAGGGGTGAGTTCGAATCGACCGGGGTAGTTGTTATCAAGAATGGCTGCGTATTGCTTTCCATCACGCATTACCCAGCCGACGAAAGTGCAGCAATGGGCTGGCTTCCACCACAGGATCGCACCACGACGCGTAGCGCTGGCCCAATCGAGGAACCGTGGATCGGCTTTAAGCGTGTAGCTGTAGTCGATACCTGCGGCATCGAGCCGGTCACGCAAACGGGAATCCCATTCCCCATCGCTGTAGGTTGCACGCCATCGCTCACCAAGCTCATATTGATTGAGCCATCGGAAGTGGTTCACCAGCGAAGCATGAACACAGCTTCCTTGATTGAGCTTCCCAGTCCAATTCCGTTGGTGAAGCTCGACCGGCAGATTC